GCTGACTTTGATGGATCTTGAAATAAAGTTCTTCCAGTTCTTCTTGCTCCAGCTGGTAATCCACTTGTATCAATTAAACGTGCGCCTTTATCACCACCTTTCATCTGGTTCATTAGCATCTGATACATGTTACGTGATTCGTTCATGTTAGTTGTAACAGCAGGCGTGTTTGTTAAAACATTTTTAATAGATCTTAAATTATCTGTGTTTTGATACCAATCAGGAGAACGTGACATTGCATAGTTAAGATTGTTATTACGATCATTAATTGCATTTTGCTCTCGTGTAGCATTTACGTTATCCGCAAATGAACTACGTAAATAGGCTGAACGCCTATCGTCCTGTCCAGAACGAATAGGCGCTACATAAGCCTTTTTTGGTTTCCACCTGTTAGCGATGTAAGTTTCGCGTGGGTCGTTATTAGTCCAAGTGACCATTAAGCACCTATCATTGAGTTGAGCACAACAATAACAATAACTGCAACGATACCGGCTTTAATCCAGTCCTTCATTTTCCAGTCACTCCATTCTTTTAAATGTGCCCATAAATCTTTTAATAAATTCATGTTACCTCCTATTTTTTCTTCATTTTCATCGAACCACCCTTACTTAGGCGTTTCGTTTTTCCACCTTTTTTCATCATATTAACTTTTTGTCCAGTCTTTTTTGCGTGCAATTGCGCGCTCCTAACACCGGCTGATGTGTATGGAAAATTTTGAGATCCTACTTTTGGCATTGTACCTCCTTAATGTATTGTTGGTTTTTCATAATCACCAAACTCTTTAATCATTTCTTCAGTAGCCAAAATACTATCAGCAACTGCTTCAAACATTTGTATAGTATCATTAGGACCTAAAGATTCTATGTACATATTACGTGTAACAGCCATTAATGCTGAACAAACTAACATGTGATCATCTGTGTCTTTGATGCCACTTCTGGCTGCATCTTCAATTTTTTGCATAGCTTCACTTATTTTTGTCAGCTTTTCTTTCACTTCTTTTAGCGTTGACATTTTCCCTCGCTATCCTCTCTGCAGATTGATCTTTCATTGCCTCACGCGCTGAAATCATATTTTCTTTTAATATTGACATTGCATCCGCGTTATCTTGTTTATTAGTTTCTGCGGATACTTTCATCAATTCTAGACTTGTGTCTGCTTCTAGTTTATCTCGCTCTAGATCCATCTTCTCTGAATCCATTGCAATATCCTTCGCTAGTCTAGCTTGTGTTTCCATAGCTTTCAAGTCAATTTCTTGTTGCTTTAATTTTACTAATGGATCTTGAGGTTCTTTACTCATACGAGCTTCTTCCTCTTTAGCCAAACCACCTGTTAATTGTGCTTCAATCTGTGCTTGTTTAGCAGCCATTTGATTTGTCAATTCTGCTTGCTGTTGTTCCAATTGTTTCGCCATTTGAGGATTTTGTTGTGCTTGTTGCATAGCCTGTTGCATTTGTTGTAACTGTGGACCAAACTCTTGTTGAACTTGTTCTCCCGCCATCAAAGCAAGGTGCTCTGAAATATGTGCTTGTAATGATGAATAAACTTGTGGGTTAATTTGAACCATTCTAGTAAACATAAATTCTTGATGTGCTGAAATATGTGCCATGTGATCTTGTTTAGGGAACGCCTTTGGTGGTGATCCTTTCATAACCATTCCATTTTCAGTAGCTGGACCAGTTGGTTCAGGCATATCTGGATTTGGTTTTAATATCGCGTCAACATTATCAACACCCATCGCTGCATACATTCTTCTATACGCTTCACGTAAATCATGCATTTGTGGATTTGATTGTGCTAATTGTAACTGTTGTTGTGCAAGCGTAATACGTTGCGCCATTGAAAATATATTAGGATCTGAAATAGGTAATATATCAACACGATCATCAAAATCTTGTTGTTTAATCATTCTATTCCCACCAATAACCGCATAAGGATATTCCGGTGGTAGATACAATTGGAATACTTTGGCAAGTAAATTAAACTCTTCTCTTTGTCCGTAGTGTAATCTTTTATGGATAGCACTCATAACTTTAGTGCCACGTTCTATAATAGCTAAAGTTGTTCCAACTGGGTTCTGTTCATTACCTTCACCCATTTTCATATCAGCTATTGCTGCAAATGATTTACCTGCATCAACTGCAAAACCTAGTAACGCAAACAAAGTTTGTGATGGTTCTTTAAATGGAAGTGGTAATAATGATTCTCTAATTGAATTACCAGTTACATCCACATCTCTAAACTCACCTGGTTGTAAAGGTTCGTCATGATCACGTATACGCATTCCTCTTGCTTTAAAACCTGCAGGTAGGTTAGCGAGTGTACCAGCATCAATTAACTGCCGCAAAACACTTGTTGCTGTTCGCGATAACCCACCTAACATGTGTATTAGTCCAAAGCCATAAAAGCCTAGACCCGGGAGAAATTTAAAGTGTACGAAGTAAGAAATCTTCTTCATTAACTGATCTTGTTGATTCCAGTTTCTTCTTATAGATAAAATAGTTTGCGAGTATTTATCTATAGTAACAATATAAGGAAGTTTAATTCCATTAGGATCTTCAAATCCAGGTACGTCTGCATTTACATGCATTTCTAAAATTTCATGTTCGTCATCATCATTAGCAAATTCTTTTTGTACGCCTTCTAGTTCATTAACTTTTTCTCTTACTTCAGAAGGATCTACTTCACCACTTGGTAGTTCCATATCTTTATAAAATCCTGAAACTTGAAGTTTACGAACTTCATTGTTTGTCATTTTAATACAATGTGTAATTCTTTCAGCACTCTCTAGATCTGTTGCCATGTAATTAACAACGCAATCTTCACTGGTTACAAATTTAGCAACAGCTCTTTGTAAAATTGGGTCATAGTAAACTTTTTTAAATGCAGAACCAGATAGTGGTAGATAGAATAACAACTGGTCCATTTCTGGATCATATTCTTTCATCACACTTGTTATTTGATAGTTCATGTATTCTTTTACACGTTCTGCCTGGTCTTGTACTTCAGGCGTAACTGCGCCTACTATTTGCGTGCGTACGGGGCCGCTTGGGGGGAGGAGTTCCTTGTAAGCTTGAGCTTGAAACTGAGTAACAGATTCAGCAAGCAAAGGATGTACGACCCCTGACGCACCTTCGAAGGGTTGTGTTCGGTCTTCATATTTAAAGCCTAACATATCGAGTCCTTTGATATAGGTATCTTCCCAATCTTTACGTGACTCTTTATCCGCCTCGAATGCTCCCACAAGATCACTAGAGAACTTGCGTGACTGTGTTTCGTCGATGTAATCTGCTAGATTCGCATCGAATGGAATTTGTGATTGATCAATTGGAGCGTTAGGATCAAAGTTAACCTCTGCGCCTCCATCTGGTGTTTCAATTAATTCTACATCTGATTCAAAATCTACTACTTGTTCTGGTAATTGAATTTCTTGACCGACTGCTTCAATATCTAAAGCACCTTGGAGTGCTTCCATAGCTTTGTCTATATTATTATTCTGGTTCTTTTTCGCCATCTATCTCCCCTTATAGTGGTTGTATAACATCTTTCATGATGCCATACGGTTGCGGTCCTTTTCCACCTTTTGAATAAGCTGGTAACCCCTTACTGATCGTCTCCATAGCTTTGGCGTTTCCTTTTAACATTAATGCTGGAACACCATAATAGTTATATTCAGATCGTCCCCCAAATGAGCCACCTCTTATGTTATCACCTTTAATAGATGTTTGAAGTAAATCCGCTCCACTTTTTGATTTAGCTTTACGAATAGCTTTCTTCAAAATATCTCCATAAGCAATTAAGTTACCTTGGTAATCTTTGCTTCCTCTGCCAAGATTACGGTTTTTAATTGCTGGTGTTGAAAAAGCAACACCGTCGTAATTACCATCTTTTGCTACTCTCATCAAGTACTTAATTGCAAATTCCATGTAATCTTGTGAATCTTTAAAAGGTCCTTCAGGAACTCCTGATGTTTCTTTACTTAATTTTTTAGCTGCGTCTCTTTCCATATTCCTAATTATTTCCTTTTGCTCATATAATTTAGCAAGTTTAGGTGAATTAGGTTTGGTCTCTAATAAACGGTCAATCTGTCTTTGAATAAGCTCCATTTGCTGAAGATTTGATTTATTAAGTTTAGGTTGATCAACATCCAATCTTGCTGCATATCTACCTTCTTTAGGAACTTCTTTCCCAGCTTTAGTTGCTTCACGAACAGCACGTGATATTGGCTGGTGCATATCTGATTGAAACTCTTCGACAAATAATAATTTATTTCCGTATTCATCCACGCGGTCACTTACACGTGCGTGCATGAAAGCATTATCACCTTTTGCTGATCCAAAGCTGTGTGCATAATTATAAACTGGTTCATTTTTACGTGGACCCTTTGGTTTATAACTAAATAAAAACTCACGGTGGTTTTGACCACCATCTAGTGTTTGTTGCCCACCATATTGTGATCTAGTTGTATAGGCACCACTTTTAAATCCAACGCCTCTTCTACCTGTACCAGATAGTATTTCCGACATAAGTTGTTTTACTTCGTAAGGTACGTTTACATTATCAGAAGGTATGCCAGTTTTACTAACATTTGGTACACCATACCCAGTTTCAAATAAATTATCAAGACGCTTTAAAAATTCTGTTTTTTGTGCTTCTGTATTTAAACCTCTTACTTCATCTTGTATAACTCTTAAAATAGATCCAGACTCTTTAGGAAAAACACTTGTATCCAAATCCCGAAGGGAATTTTTTAATTTATCAACATTTAAAGATGTTTCTTCTCCTAAAAGCTGTACTTCAAAATCTGGTACTGATTCATCAAATTTATTAACAAGGTCATTTTTAGAAATCTTGTTCTTTAAGTTTTGGTTAAGCCATGGTCCAAGAGATGTGTCCATCATTTCTGCGTCACGTATACCACGTGCTTTTAAAAATTTAAGCCATTGCTGTCCTTCCATAATAGGAGGACCTTGTATGATTTCTTCACGCGAACGGAAGAACATTGCTGGTGCATCTGTCGGTGCTGCTGCTTGATCAGTAGATTTACCAATCGTGTACATGTCAGCGTATTCATTATTTCTAATAAAATCTCTAGCTAATTTTTCATTATCAAAATCTTTGATGGGTAAACCATCTTCATCCAAAACAGACCAAAATGGTTTTTTTGGTTGTGAAACTTTTCCTGTAATCTGCGGAGCAAACTCACGAAGTTTATTAATAACTTTAGGAGCAACCTTTTGTATAATCTTTTTACCAACACCACCAGCTGCGTAGCCGTCTAATGGTGGTACAACATCTTTCATAATTCCCCCTTTACTAAAGCCATGTAGACTCCCTTGTCTAAACTGTTCTTCCCAATCCATTTCACTCATTTGCAGATCTTTATAA